TGCAGACATCTACATTAAACCTGCTAGGTCTATTAACTTCATTTCACTTAACTTTGTCGCTGTAAGAACAGGCGTATCATTTTCTGAGGTAGGAGGATAAAATGGCTAGTATAGATGACTTTAAAGCAAATCTGATTGGTGGTGGTGCTAGAGCTAACCAATTTAGAGTAACAATGACTCCACCTTCTGGTATTGCTATTGGATTAGATGTTCGTAGAACTTCATTTCTTGTAACTGCTGCACAATTACCAGCATCAACATTAACTGAAATTCCAGTTCCATTTAGGGGTAGAAATATTTACATTACAGGTGATCGTCCAGCACCTGAAACTTGGAACGTGACTGTCTATAACGATACTGATTTTATGATTAGAAACGCAATGGAATTATGGCAGAATGGTATTAACAGTTATGTTGATAATACTGGTGTAATTTCTCCTTCTGATTATCAAACAGATTTAACTGTTGAACAATTAGACAGAGATGATACAGTTCTAAAAAGTTATATCTTTAGAAATGCGTTTCCAACTTCAATTGCTGCAATCGAATTATCGAATGCAGAAGCAACTGAAATTGAAACATTCGAGATAAACTTTAGATACCAACACTTTGAACCTTCAGGCGTAAGTTTTTAAACCTACTAAATATAACACAAGGTAGGAGATAAACATATAATGGCTGAATTATTTGGATTTAAGTTTGAACGTACTGGAAACACCAGCTCTGAAGAAAAGTTTACTGAACCTAGTTCAGAGGACGGAACTCTTGAGGTTGCTGGTGGTGGTTTCTATGGCCAACTTCTAGATACGGATGGTAGAGAACGAACTGAGCATGACTTAATTCGTAGATACCGAGATATAGCGCAACAACCTGAGTGCGATAGTGCAATTGAAGATATTATCAATGAAGGTATTGTTGCAAATGAAAGAGATCAAGCAGTTGCAATCATTCTTGATAGAATTGCATATCCTAAAAAAATTAAAGATCGTATCAGAGAAGAATTTGATACTGTCTTAGAACTTCTTGATTTTGATACAAAAGGACATGACATCTTTCGTAGATGGTATGTAGATGGTCGTCTTTTTTATCATAAGGTCATTGACCAAAAAAATCCCAAAAAAGGTATTCAAGAAGTAAGATATATTGAACCTAAAAAAATTCGTAAAGTTAAAGAAATAAACAAAGGTGTAAAGGCTGGCACAAGTGTAGAACTTGTTACAAAAGTAAATGAGTATTATCTTTATAATGATAAAGGATTAAAAACAGGAACTACTGAAGGAATCAAGATTTCTCCAGATAGTATCACCTATGTTCCCTCTGGTTTAATTGACCAGAATAGGGGTCATGTTCTTTCATATTTACATAAAGCTATCAAACCTGTCAATCAGTTGCGTATGATTGAGGACTCTCTTGTTATCTATCGAGTATCAAGAGCTCCAGAAAGACGCATCTTTTATATTGATGTTGGTAATCTTCCTAAGATTAAAGCAGAACAATATCTAAAAGATGTTATGAACAGATATCGTAACAAATTGGTATATGATGCATCTACTGGTGAAATCAGAGATGACAGGAACCAAATGTCAATGTTAGAAGATTTTTGGTTGCCTCGTAGAGAAGGTGGTCGTGGTACAGAAATTACCACTCTTGCTGGTGGTTCTAATCTTGGCGAGATTGATGATATTCAATACTTCAAAAAGAAATTATTCCAATCTTTAAATGTTCCTATTTCTCGTTTAGAATCAGAAGGTAGTTTTAGTCTTGGTCGTTCTACAGAGATTACTAGAGATGAATTAAAGTTTACTAAGTTTGTACAAAGACTACGAAAAAAGTTTACTCCAATATTTACCGACATACTAAAATCACAACTTATTCTTAAAGGTATTATTACTCTTGAGGATTGGAAAAAACTTTCACAACACATTCAGTATGATTTTTTACAAGACGGACACTTTGCAGAATTAAAAAAGGCAGAACTTCTTGAAGATAGAATTAATGCATTAGGTTCTATTGAATCTTACATTGGTACATTCTTTAGTAAAGAATGGGTACAGAAAAATGTTCTTAATTTTACTGATGCAGAGATTGAAGATATGCAAGTTCAAATGAATACAGAAGCAGGACTTGATCCAGATGAAGGTGGAGTTGATGTTCCACAAAATACTGATGGTATTACAAGATACCCATCTATGGATGGAGATCCAATACCAGCAGATGACATAGATAAATACGATGGTGAAACACCACCAAAAAATAATGGAGAAGAAAAATGAGTGCAGAAGATTTTGTAAGTTCATTACAACAAAAAGATATGATGGGAGCAGAAGATGCTTTCAAAAATGCAATGTCAGCAAAAGTAGGTGACGCATTAGAAGACAAAAGAAAAGAAGTAGCTGGTTCTTTTGTTAAGAACCACATACCAGAAGTTGAGGCAGATGAAAAAGTTTAACAGTCTTTTAAAATCTTTACCAGAAAAAGATGAACACAAGAAATCTAGGGAGTATAAGAAGTTATCTCCCAAGATGAAAGGTGCTGTTGATGATATTTTTGCAAAAATGGACTCTAAACCTTCAGATTTCCTAAATACTTTTGAAAAAACTATTAATCAGATATCCAAGAAATATAAAGTGCCTGAAAAGCAACTTATGGGATATTTTGAAAAAGAGATGTTATCATTTTAAGGAGTAAATAATGTCATTTGTAACAACAACATTAAGAGATACAGTGGTCAATGCACCAAAAGCAGGTGGAATGGTAACTGTAAAAGCCGTGTTTGATAATGATACTGCTGATAATCTCATCCTAGACGGAGATGGATTAGATGGGTTTGCAAATGGTGCTAAGTTAGATTTAATTAGAGCATGGTGGGCATTTACACAAGGTACTGCTGCAGGAAATACTGGAGATTGTATCATAGAATTTAAAGGTTCTTCAGCTGATGTAGTTGCATTACATCTTTCTGGAACTGGACATTATGATGGTTCTGCTGGTGCAATCAAGGCTGCAGCAACAAACACAACTGTAACATCTTCTGATATTACAGCAGAAACTAGAGGAACATCTGGTTTTGTAATTTTGGAATTTAGAAAAGATGAAGGTTTCACAACATAAGGATAGGACTATGGGTTACACATTAAAGCTTATATCAGAACATATTGAATCCGATACCGATTATCTTATAGAAGAAAAAGAAAATGGTAAGAAGGATTACAAGATCAAAGGCATTTTCATGCAAGCAGATATAAAAAACCGAAATGGTCGTATGTATCCTATGGAAATTCTTAGTAAAGAAGTAAAGAGATATAACAAAGAGTATATCTCAGAAAAGCGTGCTTTCGGAGAGTTAGGACACCCAGATGGGCCAACAGTCAATCTTGAAAGAGCATCACACATGATTACTGCACTTTATCCAGATGGTAAAAACTTTATTGGTGAAGCTAAGATTCTTAGTACACCAATGGGTGAGATTGTAAAATCTCTTATGGATGATGGTGCGAAACTAGGTGTTTCATCTAGGGGTATGGGAAGTTTAGACCAGAAAAATGGGGCTAACGTAGTGAGAAGTGATTTTTACCTTGCGACAGCAGCAGACATTGTTGCTGACCCATCTGCTCCCAACGCATTTGTTGAGGGTATTATGGAAGGAAAAGAGTGGATTTGGAACAATGGTTTAATTTTAGAAGCCGATGTTGCAAAAATCAAAGAAGACATTGAAAGAAACCATAAAACAGGCAATTATAAAGCGGATGCTTTAGCCTTTGCTAAGTTTCTTCAAAAACTTTAGTTTTATAAATAACTATAACAATATAAGGAGTTAATCCCCATGGCAAATGAATTAGATAAAACCATTGAGGAATTAGAAGCAGATGTACTTGGCGAACTTGATGAAGCCAATGGTGCAGATGCTCCTAAGAAATCAGCTGGTGCTGCCGATAAGATGGATAGTATAGATGGCGAAGTAGAAGATACTGGCGCAGCTGTTACTGATCCAGAGCAAAAAGACTCTCCTGCTAAAAAGATCGCTAGTAAAGTGAAACAAGTAAGTGGAGATGCACAACAAAAAGGTGGAAGTTCACCCGATAAAATGCAAAAACTTGCCGCTGGTCATGTTCCAGAAGGTGAGGTTATGGCAGAAGGAGAACATGAAGATGATGCACCTAAGATGGAAATGAAAACCAAAAAAGATGCTATCAACGCAATGTATGACAAAATCAAAGAAATGGAAAAAATGCCTGCAAGTGAGGCAAAAACTTTAGCTGCCGCCTATATGGAAATGGAAGCTAAACCAGAAGAAACAGAAGAAGAAAAAGTCAAGAAGGAATCAGTCGAAAATCGTCTGAAGTCTATTGATGTTTCTGAACATGTTGAAGCTTTGATGACAGGTGAGGGTGACCTCTCTGAAGAATTTAAACGTAAAGCCGCAACAGTTTTTGAGGCTGCTGTTAAATCTAAAGTTCGTTCTGAAGTTGAAAGAATGGAAGACGAATATAAATCTGAACTGGAAGAAAATATTACCACAACTAAAGGTGAGTTAACTGAAAAGGTTGACACTTATCTTAATTATGTTGTTGAAGAATGGATGAAAGAGAACGAGTTGGCTATCGAAAGAGGCTTGAAAGGCGAAATCGCTGAAGACTTTATCTCAGGTTTGAAACAATTGTTTGAAGACCATTACGTTGATGTTCCAGATGAAAAATATGCTGTGCTTGAAGCACAATCAGAAAAGATTTCTGAACTAGAAGGTAAGATTAATGAGATGATGGAGTCCAACATCGAAATTAAATCTGCTAATGCTACACTAGTGAAAGAATCTGTCATGTCAGAGGTTTCCTCAGACTTGGCTGATACCGAAATTGAAAAGTTTAAGTCGCTGATTGAAGATGTTGACTTCGCAAACGAAGCATCTTATCGTGAGAAACTTTCTACATTGAAGGAAAGCTATTTCCCTTCAACTAAAGTTATCACAGAAGTTACTGAAACAATTGATGATGTAGACTCTGGCATCGCACAGGACATTGACACCTCTCAATCAATGACAGCTTATATGTCTGCGATTGGTAGGACTGCCAAATAGTGCAAAAATAAACAATATTATAAATAGTAGAAATATATAAAGGAGAAACAAAATGTTTCAAACAGAACATCTACAAGAAAAGTGGTCGCCTGTCCTTAAACATCCCGATCTTCCTGAGATCAAGGATAGTTATAAGCGTGCAGTAACTACAATCATCTTGGAAAACCAAGAAAAAGCTTTAAAAGAAGACAAAAACTTCTTAAACGAAACAGTATCAACTAACTTTGCTGGTGGAAATGCCTCTTTAGATACATGGGATCCCATTCTAATATCGTTAGTAAGACGCTCTATGCCTAACTTGATTGCATATGACATTTGTGGTGTACAACCAATGACAGGGCCAACTGGTCTTATCTTTGCAATGCGTGCCCGTCTAGCATCAATGGATGGTGCTGAAGCACTTGCTGATGAAGCTTTCCCTGACGTATCAAACCAAAACGCTGCTGGTACTATCGGTGGTGGAGATATTGGTGCAACTGAAACTAACCCTGCCGTATTGAACGATTCACCAGCTGGAACTTATACTTCTGCAACTGGTATGACTACAGTACAAGGTGAGGCACTAGGTGACTCAGGTACTAACGCATTCGGTGAAATGGCGTTCTCAATTGAGAAGCACACTGTTACTGCTGTAACACGCGCTCTTAAAGCAGAGTACACTATGGAACTTGCACAGGATCTTAAAGCAATACATGGTCTTGACGCAGAAACCGAACTTGCTAATATCCTTTCTTCTGAAATCCTTGCAGAAATAAACAGAGAAGTTGTTCGCAACATCTATGTTTCTGCTGTTAAAGGTGCTCAAGCAAACACAACTACTGCTGGAATTTTCGACTTAGACACTGACTCAAATGGTCGTTGGTCTGTTGAGAAGTTCAAAGGTTTGATGTTCGCAATCGAAAGAGATGCGAATGCTATCGGACAACAAACTCGTAGAGGTAAAGGTAATATGTTAATAGTATCAGCTGATGTTGCTTCGGCACTTCAAATGGCTGGTGTTCTTGACTATGCTCCTGCTCTTAACAACAACTTGAATGTTGATGATACTTCAACTACATTCGTTGGTGTTATGAACGGACGTTATAAAGTATATGTTGATCCATATTCTGCTAACGTATCTGCTTCACAATACTATGTTGTTGGTTATAAAGGTACTTCACCTTATGACGCTGGTATGTTCTACTGCCCATACGTTCCTCTACAAATGGTTCGTGCGGTTGGTGAAAATACTTTCCAACCAAAAATCGGCTTTAAGACTCGTTACGGAATTTCTGCTAACCCATTCGCTACTGGTACAGTCGCGGCTGGTGCAGATGGCGCAATCGCAATTACTGCGAATGCTAACAAGTACTATCGCAGAGTTAAAGTTTCAAACCTTATGTAAGAATTGTTACTTTACGAGAAAAACGGCCTTCGGGTCGTTTTTTTTGTCTTTTATTTCCTTATAAATAATAGTATGACAACAGA